AGCTTGCTAATCCTTTGAAACCAGTGGACTTCTAGCGTGTTAAGCAAAAGTGAATACGAGATTGAATACGACTTTATTTTTAGCTGGAGCGGATGAAATCCATGAGCTGGTCAACGACTTCAACACGTTGATTATCATTGATGTGGGTATACATATCAAGGGTGATTTGAACATTATTGTGACCGAGTCTATCTGAAATGATTTTTGCTGTAACACCAGCTTCAAAAAGGAGAGAAGCGTGTGTATGCCTAAAACCGTGAGGCGAAATTTTTTTAAGATCTTTGTGTTTACAAAAGAATCTGCTAAGTTTCACTTTCATAGTTGCAGCTAAAAGCCATCCCCCACTATTATTCGTAAAGATATAATTCGAATCATGTTTGTAAGGCACACCAGCCTGGAAATATTCTTTTATCTGCTGACGTTTCCAGAGCTTCAGTACATTCAGGGTTTCGTCATCCAAGGTGATAACTCTCTTGCTTCTTTTGGTTTTAGGGTCCTGAACAGTTTGTTTTTTGCCAATCACGACAGCCGTGCGAGAAATGCTTAACCGTTTATTTTCAAAGTCAACATCTGACCACATGAGGCCGATAGCCTCTCCAGTTCTCAATCCAGAAAAAGCGAGCAAGTGGAAAAAAGTGTAGTCGACTGGCTTACAATTTGCTTTGTAAACTTTAAGGAACTCCGTTAGTTCCTGTTTCGTATAATAGTTTTCTTTGCCCTTTAAGGGTTTATTTTTAGGCTTGATAATCTTGTCTAAGGGATTTGACTTAATGATGTCAAGAGAAGCGGCATACTTGAAAATACGGCTAATAACAGAGTAGTAATTGGCATAGAGAACATAGTGATTACTTAACTTTATAGCAACCTTCTGACAATAAGCGACACTGATCTGCTTAATCTTCATATCTGTAAAATATGAGTCAATCATAACATTAAGTTTTTTCTTAACGTTCTGATATGTTGTTGGTTTTACAGTACTTTTAAAGCTATCAAGCCATAACTCAGCGACTTCAGCGAAAGTAGGGTTCTGGAAATTCTCATTGTTTGAAAAACCATTTTCTTCAACATCTAAGAGAAGGTCACGTTCGGCAGCCTTGGCCCCTTTAATCGTTTTAAATCCACGGCGTGTGGTGCGTTTTTCTTTTCCAGTTGCAGGGTCTATGCCCAGGTATGTTTGAAAGAGATATCTAGTCTCTCCTTTTTTTGTAATGTATTTTTTTATCATAAAAAGTCCTTTCTTTTCGATTGCTTGCCCGCATAGTTGAAAAGGTGTAGAACTTATGATAAACTATAGTTGTATTTTTTATCATCCTTTCCATTGCTTGTCACATGGAAGGTTGAAACCTCACACTCAAAGTTTGGCGATAGAGAGTGTGGGGATTTTTTATTTTATTTCAGAATTTTCATTTCTCCTTTGTATTCTTGAGATATTTGAGTTTTATCAGAGTCTGAGGTATAAACAAGCAGTTGAGGTGTATCTTTTTCTAAATCAACATTGTAGCCTTTTTCTTGAGCCCACTTTTCAAAGATAGTGTTTTTAGCTTTTAGAAATTCATTTGAAATATAGATCTTGCGACTAGGGCTTTCATTTTTCCAGCTTTCTCCGATTCGCACTGAAATGTATTTATCGTCGCCCCCAGGAATAAAATCAACCTTTTCCCCTTTGTCAATAATTTCAGCGTTGTCTTTAAAGTATAACGCGAAATCTTCGCCTAAATCTTTAGTCATTTTAAATTTCTGTTCAACTTCTGATAATGATGTTTTTTCGGTTTTAGTTTCAGTATTTTTAGATGGGTTCTTTGAAAGACTATTTATCGCACCAATAGCCAAGAAAGCAATTAGTATCCAAAACCATACTCGCTTATAAATTGGCTTAGAATTTTTTCTTTTGTTCATGTTTATTCTCCTTTTAATTTTCAATCGGCATGAAGTTCCCGACTATTTTTCCAATAATTCTTGGATCTTCTTCAAATGGTGCGAATTTATCTTTATATTTGCTATTGATAGAGACGAGTCTGAAACCGTCTTTTTCTTTATAGACTTTCTTGATATAAGTTTGACCATCCCAGTCAACTGCATAAATGGCACCATCGTAGTCAAAACCTGTTTCTTTGATAAGAACAACCTCTCCATTCATATACTGGGGTTCCATGGAATCTCCGAAAACCCAAGAAGCAAAATCGTGGTCTAGGTCTTTGTCATAAAAAACAGTGTCATAGTTCCCATCGTTGAAGTATGAAAAGCCAGTACCAGCTGAAAGTTTTTCATATACCTTGTATTCAAATAAGTCTTCCTCTAATGAAATAACTTTGTTAGATTGCTCGCGCAATTGGTTCTCTGTAAAATTTAAAACCTTTTGTTTTCTAGGAGCAGTAAGCTTTACAGCTTTTTCAGTTATTTTCTGAACAAGAGGGGAAGTAGGTATCTTTAGTTCTTGGATAGGAGTATCGTCTGACATAGGAACATTATATCCCATTAACCAAGCTTCGGAGACCCCCAATGTTTTAGATAATAAAACAAGTTTGTCTTGATCAGGAGAAGACTTTCCTGAAACATATTGCGACAAAGCACTCTTACCCATTTTGATACCAAGTTCCTTTTGAAGTGGTAAAGAACTATTCAAGATATCTACTTGTCTAAGATTTCTTTCAGACAGAATTTGTTTTAGTCGTAAAGATGTTGTAGTTTTCATATTTAACACTCCGTTCTCAATAGTAATTATATATCTATTTGAACAAAAGTTCAAGCTAAAAAGTAAAAAGTTCAAAAAAAATGAACTTAAGTATTGACAAGGCAAAAAATAAGGAGTAGAATTATAATCACAAAAGTTCAAATAACTTGAACAAAAGATAGAAAGGAGAATAAATGAAATTTGATTATTCAAAATTGAATGGAAGAATTACTGAAATTTTTAATAGCCGGAAAAAATTCGCTAAAGCTATGAAACTTTCAGAACGAAGTATTTCACTTAAATTAAATAATCAGCGTTATTGGAAAAACAACGAAATTACAACAGCTTGTAATCTGTTACTTATTCCAGATAACCAAATAGGAGATTATTTTTTTAAACTTGAAGTTCAAGAAACTTGAACATAATGAAACTAGAAAGGAACATTATGAACGAAATTTTTAACTTTCACGGGCAGGAAGTCCGTACTTTGACAATTGATGATGAGCCTTGGTTTGTCGGGAAGGATGTTGCGGATATTCTAGGATACCAAAACGGTAGTCGAGACATAAACCGTCACGTAGATGAAGAAGATCGCCAAAACTACCAAAACGGTACTTTTGGAAATAGAGGTGTTACCGTTATTAACGAATCTGGTCTTTACTCTCTCATTCTTTCAAGTAAGCTTCCACAAGCTAGAGAGTTCAAGCGCTGGGTGACTTCAGAGGTCTTGCCAGCTATTCGAAAACAAGGCGGATTTATCCGTGAGGATTTGGACGAGGATGCCTTTATTGCTTTATTTACTGGACAAAAGAAATTGCGTGAGCAACAGGCGACCATGCTGGAAGATATCGACTATCTCAAGAGTGAGCAACCAATTCATCCGAGCTATGCTCAATCGCTCCTGAAGAAGCGTAAGGCTCGTGTGGTAGCTTGCTTAGGTGGGATTGATAGTCCAGCTTATGCGGATAAAACCTTCGCTCAATCAGTATTCAGACAAGCTGAGATTGATTTCAAGGATCATTTCAACATCAGTCGCTATGATTTGCTACCGAAAAAATTCGCAGATGCAGCCTTGGCCTATTGGATGACTTGGGAGCCAAGTACCAATACTAAGATGAAAATCATGGATTTGAATGCTTTTAACATAGCTCAGAGAGGATGAAAATTAGAACACAAAAAAGCACCTGACGGAAATCAGGCGCATACTTAAATAATTTAAACCATTATATCACAAAAATGCTTGCCCGCATAGTTGAAAGGATGTAAAAAATGGAAGGTATCACGTTACAATTACGATTGGATGGCGAAAGCGCTGAATTGTTCACGAATCAATTGTTGGCCTTTGCTGAAAAGCAGGTCAAGGAGCAGTTAGAGAATGATCGCATGCCAATCAATCAACAGGCTTTGATGAAGAAGTTTGGCTTTACTCATGGCTATGTTAAGATGCTAGAACGCAAAGGATTAAGATTTCGCAAACAGGGGAAAGATACTATGTACGATGTCAATGATGTTTATGAAATTTTGGAATTAGAAAAAGAAGTACGAAAATTGAGAGCATAAGGAGAACAAAATGTTTAAGGCAATTCGCACAATCAAAAAAATCAAACAACTTCAGAAAGAAATGCAGGCATTCAGCCTTACTTTTCTAACTATGCAAGAACTGGGCTTGGTTCCAGAAACCGAAAAAGGTAAGGCAAAAGCTCAAACGATGCATGACATAAGCCACATGATCAAGGATATTTTAGACGGCAAGTCAGTAGATGAAGCGATGAAGTGTCTAGATATTGTGGTAGAAGCTGATGTCGATTAGTAGAGAAACGGAGGGTATCAATGGTAGTTAAAAACAAGCGATACTACTGGATTCAACTAGCTCAGGATTTTTTCAAATCCAAAGAAATGAAATTGCTTCGTAAGATTGCAGGTGGCGATACCCACACTATCATCTATCTCAAAATGATGTTGATTAGTTTAGAGGATGGCGGGCACATCTACTATGATGGACTTGCTGACAATCTAGCTGAAGAAATCGCTCTGGTAATTGATGAGAATGTTGAAGATATTAAAATTACTTTGATTTTCTTGGAGAGTAAGGGCTTACTGACTAGAAAAAATGACAGAGATTATTTCTTAGAACAGGTTCCTGAAATGGTTGGGAGCGAAACGGCGAGCACTCGTAGAAGTCGCAAACATAGAGAGTTGAGAGGGTTGCATTGCAACACTATTGCAACAACTTGCAACGGAGATATAGATATAGATACAGAGATAGATACAGAGATAGAGAAAGATGTAGATGAAAATCCAGTCGCACTCATCGTCGAAGAATATCAATCTCGTATTGCTCCGTTGGACGGAACTCAATTTGAAATCTTGAAAGAGTTCATCACTTTGGATGGTATGGAAGCGAAAGTTGTTCTGAAAGCAATTGGTCTTGCTGCTGACAATGGTAAAAGGAACTTTAGCTATGTCAGAGCGATTTTGACAAATTGGAAAAACGATGGAGTTTTGACGATTGCAGCAGTCGATGAACGTGAGCGAGCGTACAAAGAAAGTAAAATCAAGGGTCAGTCAGGAAATCAAAAATCAAATGTTCCTGAATGGTCACAACCTAACTATGTGAATACTACGAGTGAGGAGACTAAGGAAGAGCTTGAAAAACGGAAACAGGAAATGCTGAAGCGTTTGGATAATGGAGGTAGCTGATGTTTATTTTGAAACATGGGACAAAAGAAGAAAAACCGTACTTGATGTCTGTGACAATCGGTGTGACTGGAATTGATATCTCATTTTCAGAAGAGAGGGGAGCGATTCGGTTTGTATCTCGTGCGGTCGCAATGCAGGTGGCTAAGGCACTTAGATCATTTGGGAATTTCTATGTGATTCAGGTGAAGGGATGATTGGAGGTATCGATCATAAAGAAAATGACAGTTTGGGCGCTCTTTGATAGTGGTAATGGCTCTTACTTCAAGGGCGCTAACTCTCTGAATAGTTCGGGGGGGGCGAATATTGAAATCTATTCAATCGGAATGGATATAGAAAACAAGAACAATCATTTCATGAATCTGGACCTTGCTGATTACAAACGTTTATTTGGTGACAATACGCTCTTTGGTGAGTTAGACAAATTACCAAAACCTGACTTGATTATTGCTAGTCCACCATGCGAGTCCTGGTCAAATGCCTCTGCAATGGAAAACGGGAATGCGTGTTGGAAACGCAATGATGTGTCTGATAGCTTGTTTGCTCCACAAGTAAGACCTTCACCGTTCACGATCAGGGCAAATCAGGATTACGAGTCAGCCTATATAAATTATCAATACGACAGGCAATTTTTAAAAAGGATCAATGGCGAGCTAACAGCTTTCAACACAGTAGAAATCATAAAAAGATATAGACCACAATTTTGGGTTATTGAGAATCCAGCAGCTGACAGACTGTGGCCCTACATTGAGGATATTATTGGATTCAGAATTCCATACAAAAACCTAGCTAGATACAATAATTATGATTATCCTTTACAAAAACGGACGATTTTTGGAAGCAATATTGAACTTAATCTTAAGAATAAAATTATCAAGCAGGACATAGAGTGGAAGAACTTCTCAAAATCATACAACGAGAGATCTAATATACCTGAAAAATTGGTGTCAGAAATTTTCGAAAAAATCTACAAGGAGTTTTGCAAAGATGATTGAACTCTATTTCATTTACAACGGACACCGCAAGATACTTATTGGGAGCTTTGATCACATACATAGCACAATCAACGAATTAAAGCAACATCAAGCCAGCTATTCCGCTATTAACAATCCACGCTTTCGGAAAAGCATGAGTGAAGAAAACATCAGGATTGACTACGGAGCAGTTGACTGCTACTACTTGATTACGAAGAAAACGGAGGAAAAATAAGATGAATACAAAAATGAATTTGGAAGAAAAGGTTCAACAGTGGTTTGTTGACAGAAATTTACATGAAGCGAATCCTGTCAAACAGTTCTTGAAGTTGATGGAAGAGTCAGGAGAATTATTTGAAGGTATCGCAAAGGATAAATCTGAACTGATCTATGATGCTCTTGGAGACATCCAGGTAGTATTGATTGGACTTGAGCAACAAATCAAGAACGGCGCTCAGATTTCAGCCAATCAACAGGAACTTGAATTGTTGCTGATGGTTTCTAGTTTGGGTAATATCGCTCAGAAGCTATACGCTCATGTCTGTCACAATGAGACACAGATTCCTTTAATCAAAGCAGATTTGATGTTTCTTGACAGCGTGATCAGTACGGTTTCATTTTGCAATGGCACTACAGCTGAAAATTGCTTAGAAGAAGCTTATGAGGTCATCAAGGACCGCAAAGGTAAGATGATTGACGGGGTGTTTGTTAAAGAGGAGGATTTATAAAATGAAAAAACTAGGAATTTTTATTGGGGCGATATTTGTAATCGTTGTATCGCCGTTCGTTGTTCAGTACGGATGGAATGAGATTATCACAACAATTGTTCCAGTTGGTAAAATTACAGTCTGGCAAGCATTAGGGATGGATGCACTACTATCTTTCATCTGGCCTGTGTTATCTAGCAAAAAAGAATCTGAAGAGGATTATTCGTATGCGGTAAAGAGCAGTATTTCGAAAATCATTACATGTGCGTTTTTGATATGGTTAGCTAGTTTGTTTATTTAAGGAGTGTTAGCATGATACCGAAGTACAGAGTGTGGGATAAAGAATTGCAAACAATGCTAGATGTTTCTTTGATAGATTTTAAAAAAGGTATTTTAGTTGGTGAGCATTGGGAATTTGGTGAAACAAATTTCATGAGTTTTGACGAAATCGTACTCATGCAATCAACAGGATTGTTTGACAAAAATAACAAAGAGATTTTTGAGGGGGATGTTTTAAAATTTAATGACGAGTGGAATGAATATTGTCACGAGGGTTATGTAGATGGCTCAGTAGAAGGTATTAATTTCGTTGAAGTAGTGAGAGGTGAAGCTTGTTTTGAGTTTGGAAAAACTAGATATCCCGAATCGTCTCTATTCATACGAATGGAAGACGAACATCTTGCTTTCGCTGAATTGATAAAGAGTAGAGACTTTGAGTTTGAAATCATCGGTAACATCTACGAGAAACCAGAGATTTTGAAGGAGAAGGAATGAGATATTTTAAAATCCTATGTGTTGTTTTACTCGTGTCCTTACTCGTAGCATGTCACCAGATTTCGAGTGGGACAGTAGTAGATAAGTACATTGATGAACCTCACACAACGTTCATACCTGTTATGAATGGTAAAAGTTCGGTACTTGTGCCAACCAGAACCAAAAGAAAATACATTCTGGTTGTTTCAGGATATGCAGGTAATAAGCACGTTGAAGAAACATTTGAAGTGACAGCTGAGGAATACAAATACTATGAAATTGGCAATACTTTTATACAGGATGCCGTTTTAGAAAATGAAGGAGGGGAAGAAAATGATTGAATTTATTAAAGAATTTGGAATAACTTTTCTGTGCTTTTTTATCGGTTACTCAGTTGTTGAATGTGTGACAGGAAAGGAAAAGAAAGATGATCAATAATGTTACGTTAGTAGGTCGCTTGACTCGTGACCCTGAGTTACGATACACACCATCAAATGTTGCAGTTGCGACTTTCAGTTTGGCAGTGAATCGCAATTTTAAGAATCAGGCAGGTGATCGTGAAGCTGATTTTATCAGTTGCATCATGTGGCGCCAGCAAGCTGAAAATTTCGCAAACTGGTGCAAAAAAGGGAACCTGGTAGGAATCACAGGCCGCATCCAGACTCGTAGCTATGATAATCAGCAAGGACAACGTGTCTATGTGACAGAAGTGGTAGCTGAAAGTTTTCAAACACTTGAAAAGAAGGATAATTCCGCGAATCAGTCAAGCATGGAAAACCAGATGCCACCAAGTTTTGGAGCAAGTGATCCGATGGATATTCCAGATGATGGATTGCCGTTTTAGGGAGGTGTAATGATGAAAAGAAAAAACTATATTATTTTTATTAGGCATTTTAAAAGAATAAAAGATTTAGTAGATTTTTATGAATATATTGCAGACTCAAAAGTTTGTGGAATTGCTATTTATTTATTTTTAATCATTTGTTCACCCTTCATTACTTTGCTATTTCCAATCGCATACATAGAGCATTGTTTTTATAAAAAAAGATTTATTAGACAATGCGTTGAATACGACTGGTGTTCAAAGGAATATCTTGAAGAGGTTGTTGATATCAGAAAAATTGAAAGTGAGGAATTTTAATGAACATTCAGGGACTAATTGAGCGATACGAAAAATTTAAAGCTAGCAAGAAGAAATTGACCTCGGTTGATTTGGTTTTAAAAGACTTACGGTCTTTAGACGAATCAGAACCGTTGCCGTTCAAGTTAAAAGATGTCGTTCGTCGAATCAGAGGGTTTGATCCGACGACACAGACTAGATGGCTTAATGACATCCTTAAAGAATTAGGGGACGACTACGGTTCGATGAAATATCGCAGCGGTTACGAGCAAGGTAAACTTGAGGGATCATGGGTTGGTAATCAATTGAAAGATGCTGATAAGATTCGGCAAGAATTGAATAAACCAGTGATACCGCAGTTTGTGGCGGTTTGGATTGAGGAGTGCAAAGCGAAAGGAAAAAACTTGCTTAGAGCTCTCTTATACACACCAGAGAAAGTTAATAGCTGGGTGGATGATCCAGATAATCAAGAAATTTTTGCTCTTGCTTGGATGTTTGGCTACACAGTAGAGAATGAAAAGCGTTATACAGTAGTGATGAAAGAAACAAAACAACCGCTATATTATAATGCTGTGGATAAGAAACTATTCTTCTCTATGGGCGGCCTAGCTACAAACTTTACCCAACAACAACTTGAAAAACTAAACTTCGGCTGGATTTTCTTTTGCCCGGGGATTGAGATTAAGGAGGTCATAGATTGAAAGGTACAAAGGATTTTATTCTAGCTATCGAAAATATAAAAATCGATATTTTAAAAACATCCGATGACCTAAACGATTATGAGTTAAGCAATATCAAGAAACACGCAAGGGATCTATACGAGTGCCTAGTGTGGTTGCAGTATGCTGCGGAGGAGAATGAAAATTGAAAAAATTTATCGCAATATGGATGTTATTGTCCGCTGGATTGAATATTTGGCAGAGTATCCACATTCAAAAACTAGAAACAAAGCGCCCGATTGTCGTCTATAAAGCTGATAATCAAGGTGCAGAAATCAAAGGCAGAGTCTTACAAAAGGAGAAGATTGGCGACATGTACACTATCACAGTACAAAATTACGGAATATTCGTAGTTACTAAAATAAACTATGAATCTCTCAAAATAGGAGATGAGGTAAGATTGTAATGACAAAGTACAAGAAACCAACTTACATCATCATTCAGGAAGCAATGGCAGAGCGCATTAGATTTCTGGAAGATGAACTGTATGAAAGAGCCTATAAGGATATTGAGAAACTAGAAGCTCAAAATGATTTCTTAAAAGGTCTTTGTAACAATCAACTTGAAATCATCATGGATTATGAATGGAAGCAGATGCAAGAGTAGGCTACATTCTTAAAAGCTAATACTAGAAAGTGGAGAGCAAGATGCAACTAAGATTGAAAGAACTTAGAGAGGATCTATGTCTATCTGTAGGACAGATGGCGCAAGAGACAGGTGTTTCACAAAATACAATCCATTTGTATGAGCGAGGTGGATATCCGTCGATTAAGCAAATTGAAATGATTGCTAAAACATATGACGTGAATCCTGCTTGGTTAGTTGGATGGATAGATGATGAAATGATGCCTGGAGTCCAGGTCGTTGAAAAAGTGGTCTATAAAGAAAGTCCAACAGCAAGATTGCCAGATTATTTCAACAACAATAACGATGGTAAGCTTATCAAGTGGAAGCAATCACGAAGATATCGAGGGGGTAGGAATTGAAGAAATTAAGCGACGAAGACCTCAAAACATTAGACAGAGAACTTTTCAAATTTCAAAACGTTCAACGGACAATAGATTTGAGAAGGTTAGAACTAGAAACTCGAAATCCAGATGCTCAAAGTGGGCCTAACGTAGGAATAAGCAAACCTACCGAAACTATCGCAATCAGAATCGCAGATGATCCAACCTTAAAATTTCTCGAAGGGTTCAAAGCTATTATTAACAAGCTCCTGATCAATCTAGTTGATGAAGATAAGGAAATCTTCAATCTGCGCTGGAGATATCCTCAATTGAGATGGGAAGAAATAGCAGAACAGAAATTCATGAGCAAAGCTACAATCTATCGACGTAGAAGGATTATCCTAGAGCAGTACGCTATTTTGAAAGGTGAGCTATAAATAAATATGAGACAAAAGACATCTTGAAGTCTCACAAAAAAAGGTTTATTATGATAGCATGAACTTCTGAAACAAAAACACACATCACACTTTAGGAGTCATCCTTAATTCTAGTCAGAAAAGTTGTCCAACAGAAGTATCGTCAAGAGTCAGCAAATGCTGGCTTTTTGTTTTGGGAAAGGAGGTAGAATATGGAATTTGTATCACCGATAAAAGATAATGACGACATTCAGGCAATGAAAGATTATCTCAGAGAGTGGAATGAGATGTATTATATGCTATTCATCACAGGTCTGAATACTGGTTTGCGAGTCGGAGATATACTTACCTTGAAAGTTAAAGATGTTCAAGGTTGGCACATCAAACTGAGAGAACGGAAGACTGGCAAGCAGATAACAAGACGGATGACAAAAGAACTCAAGAAAGAAATGAGAAGATATGTCGAAGACAAACCATTTCATCATTTCTTATTCAAGAGTAGGCAAGGGAAAAATAAAGCAATCACTCGTGAGAGAGCTTATCAAATTATTCATGAGGCTGCTGAAGAACTTGGCATTGATAATGTTGGAACACATACAATGCGAAAAACGTTTGGTTATAAATATTACAACAAGACAAAGGACGTAGGAACATTGCAGAAAATGTTCAATCACTCATCACCTGCAATCACCCTGAGATACATAGGGATAGAGCAAGCAGAGCTTGACGACGCACTACGGAACTTTGTCATTTAATTTTTTTAGATATTACTTTCACATAATGAGTTAAGCATAAACTGAAAAAATGAAACTCTTTAAAACCCATGCTTAGTAAGGGTTTGAGATTTAGAGTGAGTTTAACAAAATATAAGATATGTGAAAGTGAGGGATAAAATTGGTATAGTTGGAGGATGAAATATTGGGATTATTTTTAGGATATCTAGTTGTCTATTTTTTAACCTTAATTTTTTTAGTTGTTATTTTTGATTGGGGGAAAAGTGATGTATTAAAGTTAGTTGAGAACGGATTGATATTTCTTTTCTTACCACTCGTATTTGTTTTTGTATTGGCCTATGATTTTATAAACAAAATAAAATGAGACAAAAGACATCTTGAAGTCTCACAAAAAAAGGTTTATTATGGTAGCATAGATTTCTTGTATGAGATGGGATAGGTCAAAGGCCTGTCCCTTTTGCATTGAGAAAGGAGGTTTGAGATGTATAACAAACCTATCAGACCATCCTTGAGATCTAAAAAATGGGAGAAGTTCCGTGATAGGATAATGCGTAAGCATGATTATCTTTGTCAAGAAAGTTTGCGTTACGGAATTTCTGTTCAAGCAGAAATGGTTCACCATATCTTTCCTGTATCTGAATACCCTGAACTTGAATTCGTTGAATGGAATTGTTTGCCATTGACGAATAAGAAACACAATACGTTTCATGATAGAGTGAACGATAGAGTAATCAATCAAGGATTGTATTGGCAGAAAAAAAGAAAAAAAGAATTTTTAAATTTTTTCAAAAATGAAAAATGAAAATTTTTAGTCCCCCCTCTTTTTGAAAAATCATTTTGGCCAGTAGGGTACCGGTGAAGGGAACTTTTTCCAAGTCGGGGGCCTTCAAACAAAAAGGGGGTAAAAACTAAGCGATTTTGACGAAAGGAGGTAGTTTTTGGCTAAACCAATTACAGCAAAGTCGATTAAGTCAAAAGTGGTCAAGCAGATGAAAGACTTGGGCACTTATCGAAAAGAGTTTGAAATGATCATTGATATTTTTGCAGGCATGCTCTATCAGTATCAGAAACTTGCTCAAGATTATGCTGACATGGGTTATCCAGTAACAGACACTTACGTCAATAAGGCTGGTGCTGAAAATGAGCGCAAAGTTCCAATCTTGACAGCGATGGAAATTTTGAGGAAAGACATTCTCAGCTACTCTAATCAGTTGATGATGAATCCTAAGTCGCTCGGTGAGGTAGTAGAACAAGAAGGTGATTCAGTTCTTACTGAGGTCCTGAAGTTCAAGAACGAAATCAAAAAGAAGCGAGTGACTGGCAATGGGTAATCTTGATAAAGCGAAAGAGTATGCTCAGCACGTCATATCTCACAGAGAGGAACATTGCGAGGAAAACATTCTTGCAGCTGAACGTTTCTTGCGTGATCTTGAAAATCCTGAGTTTGAAATGGATGAGGATATCGTTGATTTTGTTGTTCACTTCATCGAAAACACGATAGTCCATCAGCAGGGTGATGATATGTTTGCGGTGTCTATCCGTAACAAGCCATTACTCTTGCAACCGTGGCAACATTTTGTAGTTGTGAATCTTTTGGGGTTCTACTATACGGGTACAAATGAGCGCAGGTTCAAAGAAGCGCTTATCATGCTTGCTCGGAAGAATGGGAAAACCTCATTTACTGCTGCAATCGCTCTTGCTTATCAGATATTAGACACGGATAGCGGTTCAAAATGCTACATCGTGGCCAACTCGGTCAAGCAAGCTATGGAAGCCTTTGGATTCTTAAAATTCAATGTAGAGCGATGGAATGACAAGAACATTCGTATCAAGGACAACAACCAGGAACACTCAATCACTGCTAATTTTGGTATTGAGGGTTCTTTCTTTATCCAGGCACTGGCCAACGATGAAAGTCGTTTGGACTCATTGAACGGTAACGTAATTATCCTAGACGAAGCTCACACGATGAGAAACAGCAAGAAGTACGGTCTTATGAAGAAAACAATGTCAGCATACCGAAACAGTATGCTTTTTGTTATCTCTACGGCTGGTGATATTCCTACTGGTTTCCTTGCGAACCGTCTGAAATATTGTCAAAAGGTCCTTAAGCAATTGGTCAAGGATGATTCCTTGTTTATGTTTATCTGCAAGGCTGACCAGACGACTGATGGAGACGTGGGCGATTACCTGGACGAGAATGTTCTTAAAAAAGCAAATCCTTCGTGGGGTGTGACGGTATCGCTCAAAGCTCTGAGAGAAGAAGCTGAGCAGGCTATGAATGATCCACAGACTAGGAATGAGTTCTTCAACAAGACTTTGAATGTCTTTACAAACTCAATGAACGCTTATTTCAATCCTGATGAATTTATTGCTTCAGACAGTTGTTACGATTGGACTTTGGAAGAACTGGCACGCTTGCCAATCCAATGGTATGGTGGAGCGGACTTGTCAAGGTTGCATGACTTGACCGCTGCTGCTCTTTATGGGGTTTACCATGATGGTGAGAAAGATGTTGACATTTGCATCACACACGCTTTCTTCCCTCGTGTCAACGCTCAGAAAAAGGCCAACGATGACGGGATTCCACTCTTTGGCTGGCAGTCTGATGGTTGGCTGACGATGAGCAATACTCCGACCGTACTCTATGATGATATTGTTAAATGGTTCATCAAGATGAGGGAGAAAGGGTTCAAGATTGCTGCTGTCGGAATGGATAGGAAGTTTGGCCGTGAGTTTCTGACGAAGATGAAACAAGCTCGGTTTAAGATGATTGACCAACCTCAGCTTTTTTATCTGAAATCAGAGGGATTCAGACGGATTGAGTTCAAAGTTAAGAATAAAGAGTTTTACTATCTTCATTCTGACGCTTACGAATACTGTGTGAGCAATGTTAGAGCGATTGAAAAGGTGGATGATGCTGTGCAATATGAGAAATTAGACGGTGACGGTGGTACTGCAAGAATTGACTTGTTCGATGCCAGCGTTTTTGCTTGTATTCAGGCTCTTGCTAACCTTGGCAAGAATCAGAATGTCATGAGCTTCTTTGATTAGGTGAATTATGAATGAAATAGTTTTATCAGAACATGAAATTAATGTGCTAATTAATAAAGGGCGAGTTAAAGTAATTTTAAACGGGGAAGAAGTAGTCGTTCGTCAAAGCTATACGAAAGATTTGAGGGCTGAAACAGTTAACTGGGATAAACAAATAGTTGATGTCAGTCAGAATATCGTAAGAAACAAACACTTTGATTCACTTCTTCAAAATACTTTTCGCTAGAAAGGAGGTGAGGGAAGATGGGGCTTTTAGATAGGTTTTTGAAACGTGGTAAGAGTCGAATTGGTACGAATGTGATCACTCATTCAGATTTTGGGCTTTATATCGACGGCGACGGCTATGTGCCTTTAGCTCGCAACCCAGATGTAATTGCTGCGGTCAATAAGATTGCTGACATGGTATCAAATATGACCATTCATTTGATGGAGAATACCGACAAAGGCGACATCCGAATAAAAGACGGACTGGCTCGCAAGATTGATGTAAACCCATGCGACAATATGACTCGCAAAACTTGGATTTTCAAGATTGTGCGTGACCTGTTGCTATTTGGTGACGGTAACTCAGTTCTTCATGTTGAGTATGATCCTGTGAATGATTATATATTGAACCTGAGACCATTCTCTATGAGTGAAGTCTCTTTCAAAAGTGATGATGTTGGTTATATCGTGAATTATCGTGGTATCGACTACAACCCAAGCGAAATCGTGCACTTTGTAATCAACCCAGATCCAGACAATCCATTTGTAGGAACTGGCTACAGACTTGCTCTGAGGGATATTGTTAGGAATTTAAACCTTGCAACTCAAATCAAAAAAGGCTTTATGAATGGCAAGAACGTTCCTAGCCTGATTGTTAAGGTTGATTCTTCGGATGGAGAATTGGGCACGCAAGAGGGACGAGACAGGGTTGCTAAGAAATATTTAGCAACAAGTCAGGTAGGTGAGCCGTGGATTATTCCTGATGCTTTGTTGAGTGTAGAGCAGGTTAAGCCGCTTAGCTTAAAAGATATCGCTATTAATGAATCTGTTGAAATTGACAAGAAAACGGTTGCTGGGCTTTTGGGAGTTCCAGCTTTTATTTTGGGAGTTGGTAGCTTTGACAAAGAAGAATACAACAACTTTGTCAATACAACGGTCATGAGCATTGCTACGACGATTACTCAGACCTTAACGAGAGACTTACTCGTTTCAAATAATCGGTATTTCAAACTTAATGCTCGCTCGCTTTATTCGTATGACATTACAGAGTTATCTTCAGTTGCTGAACAGATGACTAAAAGCATGGCAATGCGTCGAAATGAGTGGAGGGATTGGCTTGGGATGCCACCAGATCCTAATATGGATGAGATCCTTGCTCTTGAAAATTATCTACCGCAAGACAGACTTGGGGACCAGAAGAAACTGAAAGGGGGTGAGGAAGAGAATGAACAAACGGAATAGCTATCGCACTGCTCAGTTCAAAACACGAGAAGAAAGTGAAACTGGTGATTTGATTTTGAGTGGGTACTTTATCAAGTTTGATGAAGTTACTGAATTATGGCCAGGTTACTTTGAAGTGATTAAGCGTGAAGGTGTTGAAAAAGCAATTCAAAACGCTGACATCCGGGCATTGTTTAACCATGATGATAGTTTAGTGCTTGGTCGTACTGGTAACGGGACGGTCATTTTAGGAGTTGATGAAATCGGACTTTACGGTGATATCATCATCAATAAGGATGACCCGCAAGCTGTTGGGGCCTATGCTCGTGTTCAGCGTGGCGATGTGATTGGATGTAGCTTTGGTTTCATCCCAATCAAAATCAATACGGAAGAGCAAGCAGATGGTTCGTACCTGGACACTATCTTAGAATTAGAAATCTTTGAAGTGAGTCCATGTACTTTCCCAGCCTATCCGCAAACGGAAATTGCTGCACGACAGAAAGACTTTGAAAGTCAACAGCGTGCCAATCGTGAAGCGCTAGACAAGCGCAAGAAAGAAATTAAGGAGAAATTTAACCTATGCACAAATCATTGATTTTAGGCGCTCGCATGCGCAATAAAGCAGAAAAAGTGGTAGAACTTGAAGAATCAATCAAAGAATTGAACAAGCGTTCTGAACTTGAAGCGAAGAAATTGGATCAAGCTGGAAATGATGAAGAAGTTTCAGCAGTTGAAAAGAACCTGGAAGACATTCAAAAAGAATTGGATGAAAAATTGGCAGAAAAAGAACAACTTGAAAAGGAAATCGAAGATTTGAAAAATCAAGTTGAAGAATTGAATCGCAAAGCCCCGACTTACCCAAGTCAAGAAAAACGTGGAGGACAGAAATTGGAAAAACGTGACGCAGTACTAGAATTCATCCGCTCTCGTGGACAAAAACGCACAGGTGTTAAAACAACAGATGTAGGAGCGATTATTCCGAAAGAGGTTTTGGAACCACAAAAAACACCTGAACGTCAGAACCCGCTGCTTAATCTAATCCATATTGTAAAAGTAACAAGTGGCTCAGGCACTTACCCAGTCATGAAGAAATCAAATCGTAAGATGACAGAGGTTGGTGAACTTGAAGAAAATCCAGAATTAGGAAAAACAAAAATCACTGAAGTAGATTACAAAATTAAGACTTATCGTGGGGAACTTCCTATCTCTCGTGAAGCGATTGAAGATGCACAATATGACCTTATTGGAATCATGCAAGAAGATATTCAAGATCAGGACGAACAAACAAAATTGGCAATTGTTGCGGATGTTTTGAAAACTGCAAAAGTTGTAAATGCTAGCGGTTATGATGGACTTAAAGATATTTTGAATACTAAGATTTCATCTGTTTATAAAAAATCTCTTGTTGTTACTGACTCTATGTTCAACGCATTGGATAAAGTTAAGGACAAGGACGGCCGCTACATGCTTCAACCTGACATCACTTCACCAACAGGCTATTCATTCTCTGGAAAAACTATCTACCCTGTTGATGACACTCTTTTGGGTCAAGAAGGGGAAATGAAGTATTTTATCGGAGATGTTGAATACTTCCTTACATTGTTTGACCGTATGGAATTGAGCGTGAATTGGGAAGACAATCACAAATTTGGTAAAAACCTTGCATCATACCTACGTTTTGACATCAAGAAGACTGATGAAGATGCTGGGGTATTCGGAACCTACACTGATGTTGTAGCTTAAGGAGGTAACGTATGAGCTATAAAGTAATCCGTCCTTTCAAGGACTTGGCTGATCCTGAAAATCATGAATACGCTGTTGGCGATATCTTTCCTCGTGAAGGATATGAGCCCACAGATAGCTTTACCAATGGCCTTTTGACTGGTGCCAACACTGCTGGCTCTATCTTCCTTGAGGTTTTGGGAGATGATGAACCTAAGAAACCAGCTCCTGAAACAAAAGAAGTTAAGGAAGAGCCCGCAGTTGAGCAGGAAGAAACAGTTAAGGAAACAGTTGAGGAAACTGCTGAAGAGCCTGCTAAGGAAGTTGAGGAGTAAGCATGGATGAAGGTCAGCTTTTAGAATTGCTGAAGCTTAAGTTGGGTATTTCAACCGACTTGAGAGACAAGCCGTTAAAAAAAATCATTTCAAGTGTCATCACTGAATTGACCGATAACCTCGGTATCGAGCTTGTTGGTGAGCGTGCTGACCATGAAATGTTTATCGTTGACTATGCTGCTTATCGCTATGAGGGTGGGGTGGATATGCCACGTCACCTTCAATGGCGACTGCATAATTTACAGATAGCATCAAAGAAAGAGGTCAAGAATGTGGAATCATGAAATCAAATTGATCTCTAAAAAAGTCACAGGTAAGGACAAGTTGCTACAACCAATCTCTGAAGATGTTGAAGTTACTCTGTTGTGTCGTAAAAAGAAGGTTACTCGCTCTGAATTTTATCAAGCAAACCAGGCAGGTCTAAAACCGAGCTTGGTCGTTGAGATTCGAAATTTTGAGTATGAGAATCAGGAGTTTGCGAAATTTGAAGGCAAGCAATATCGTATCTTGAAAACCTATCCTATTGATTCTGAAATTTTAGAGTTGACTTTATCAGAGGTATTGAAATGAGTAATGACCTTGCTGATTTGATAGCGAAAGAGCTTGCAGCTTACTCTGATGAGGTTACTGAAGAAGTGGATAAGATTGCAGAGCAGGTGGCTGATGAGACTGTGGATGAGTTGAAAGAGACAAGTCCTAAACGGTACGGAAAGTATCGCAGAAGTTGGAAAAAGAAGAAACTGGCCAATGGCTCTTTTGTTGTGTTCAACGCAGTTGCAAGTCTTACTCACATACTTGAGAACGGGCACCTTTCAAGAAATGGTGGCCGTGTTGCTGGTATTGTTCACATCAAGCCAGCTGAAGAAAAAGCGATTCAGAGCTTTGAGAAGCGTATCAAGGAGATTGGGAAATGAAGCTATCAGACTTTGCTGCTATTTTGGAACAGGTAAACCTGCCTGTCACCTATCGAGCGTTTAAAACTGGGAACGCTCCTGACCTACCTTACCTGGTCTATTATGAATCAAGTCCAGCCATCAATGCAGCTGACAACACGGTTAATCATCAGATTAAGAGCGTGACAGTAGAGCTAGCTTTTGAGAGTAAGGATGAAGATTTGGAAGAACGTCTGGAAGAGCTGTGGACAACCCACGAGCTCTTTTTCGATGTTCAAGAAGAAACATTTATCGAGACTGAAAGACTCTATGTCAAGTCTTATACGGTCTATCTATACTAAGGAGGAATGACATGACTCAAGAAAATAAAGTAACCTTTGGCCTAGAAAATGTACATATCGCACCTATCAAGACACTTGCAGCAGATGGAGTTATTACTTACGGTGATGTTTTTCGTTTTCCTGGAGCAATTGAGCTGACACTTGATACTAAAGGGGAAACAACCCCTGTCAAGGCAGACAACAAGGATTACCATTTCATGAATTCAAACGAAGGCTATGAAGGTAAACTTAAAATTCCACACATCATTGATGAATTTGCGACAAAAATTCTTGGTGAAATCAAGGACCCTCAAACTGGTGTTATGACTGAAAAAGCAGATGCGAGCTTGACAGAGTTCGCAATGATGTTCCAGTTTGAAGGCGACAAAAACAAGACTCGCTATGTGATGTACTACTGTTTTGCCAGTCGCCCATCTCTTGGCTCAAAAACTAAGAACGGGACATCAACCAACGAACGTGAACTTAGTTTCAAAGCTAGCCCGCGTCCATTGGATACAGTTGTCAAGCGTTCTATCACATCAGCTGATGACAAAGATGCGTATGACAACTGGTTCAAGAAAGTGTATGAACCTACTGCGGTGGCAGGTTAAGGAGAAAATCTATGCGTAAAATCGTTTTGGTTGGTGATCAGGAGTATGAGTTAGGCACAAATGGCTATACTCCTATCGCCTACAAGCAACAATTTGGGAAAGATTATTTTCAAGATTTGTTCTCAATGTTGAAAAATCAATCATTCATGAATGAATTGAACAAGCTGGAAGCTGAAAAAGAATTGACAGCGACTAACATTGACATTTCAATGCTAGAAGAGTTTGATATGACCTTTTTCAACCGCCTTTTTTGGACCTTTGCTAAATCTGCAAATCCTCACATCAAGCCTTATGAACAATTCTTCATGGAAATGGAAATCTTTCCGATTCAGGAAGTTGGTCCTGTGCTGATGGAAATGCTGAATGCGAGCATGACGACAAAAAAGCACCAGATGAATCAGAATCAGCTAGTGAAGAAATCTTCACAGTAGAGTCTTATCTGTCCTGCTGTAAAGAAACTGGTCTGTCTATCGATGATCTAAAACACATCTCAATCGGAATGGCGCTGGATTATCAGACGGATTATGTGAATTTACGGAGTGAGGACAAGGGTGGCGAACGGAAAGCCACACAAGCTGATTTTGACAGTTTTTAAAGAAAAAATGAGTGCTGAGAGAGCGATTCTGAGGTCAAGTTCATTGTCCTAACTGCATTATCAGTCGTAGAAGTTCTCTCAGCGCTTTTCTATTTTTTGTGAAAGGAGGAAATATGGCAGGAAATATCAAAGGTATCAAAATTGAAATCGATGGCGACACGCAGCCCTTACAAAAGGCCCTGAAAAATGTCAATAAAGCTGCTACTGATGCAAGTCAGGAGTTGAGACAGATTGACAAAGCATTGAAGTTTGATACAGGGAACGTAACGCTCCTGACTCAGAAGCAAGAAGTCTTGCAAAAGCAAGTTTCGACGACCAAGGAGAAACTAGAAACCTTGAGACAAGCTCAGTCTCAGGTGGAGCAGCAATTCAAAAATGGTGATATCGGTGCTGATCAGTACCGTGCTTTTCAACGTGAGGTAGAAGTTACTCAAAACGTCCTAAAAGGATATGAGGGTAAGCTTGCAAACGTGAACCAGGCGCTTGCTGAGAATGGGAGTGCTACTCAGAACAACAAGAACCAATTAAAAGAGTTGCAAAATGAGCAGAAGCAACTGGCTAGCGAGAATGAAAGAGTAGTCAGTTCATTCAAATTGCAAGAAAGTCAGCTAGGAGCTAATGCAAGTGAAGCTGACAAGTTGGCGCTTGCAGAGAAAAGAATTGGAGCTCAATCTGATATTGTTGCTCGGCAGATTGAAAATCTAGAAAAGCAACTAGCTCTTACAAAGCAAGAGTATGGTGAAAATTCAGCTGAAGCCAATAAGATGGAAACGCAGTTGAATCAAGCTAAAACAGCTTACTCGAATCTCTCTCAAGAGATGAGTAACCTTGGGAACGCTGGCAAACAAGCGAGCGGAACCTTAAGCGAGACAAACAATCTCTTAAAAGCTGAATTGCTCAATCAATTTTCTGAAAAACTATCAGATATCAGTCAAAAATTGGTTGATTTCGGGAAGAGTGCTCTTGAAGCCTTTCGTCAAGTAGATGAGGGTATGGACACCATTGTCACTAAAACTGGCGCTGGTGGAAAAGCACTTGAAGATATGCAAAAAATCGCAAATGATATTGCAACAGCGTTACCAACAGACTTCTCAACTGTAGGTAACGCTGTCGGAGAGGTTAATACTCAATTCAAATTAACTGGCGATGCATTAAAAAACGCATCGGAAGATATAATTAAATTTGCAGAAATCAATGGCTCGGATGTTACGAATGCAACAATACAATCTAAACAAGCTATAGAAGCTTATGGATTCTCTGTTGACGACTTATCAAAAGTTTTGGATTCTACTACGTTTGTGGCTCAAGAAACTGGGGTTTCAGTTGATGATTTGATGAAGAAGGCAACAGATGGAGCTCCACAAATTAAACTTCTTGGATTAAGTTTTGAAGAAGCAGTGACTCTAATTGGACAACTTGAACAGCACGGTGTAGACTCATCAGCTGCTTTATCAGGTTTGACAAAGGCCGCGGGAGCCTATGCCAAAAAAGGTAAGTCCATGACAGAGGGATTGAAAGAAACCATTGATTCTATCAAAAATAGTAAGAGCGAGACAGAAGCTCTTAGTATTGCGATGGAAATTTTTGGAGCTAAAAAAGCTCCTCAAATGGTTGACGCAATTAAACGTGGTGCACTAAGTTTTGAAGAGTTGGGTTATACTGCTGAAGTCTCAGGTGGATTAGTATCTTCAACTTTTGAATCTACGTTGGATCCGATTGATAAATTCAAGACTGCGCAAAATTCAGTAACATTAGCTATGTCTGAAGTAGGTGCTGCAATTGCAGAAGTCTTAGCTCCTGTTTTTGAAATGTTAGGAAATATCGTCAAGGGGCTTGCTGAATGGTTTAGCAGTTTACCTGGACCGATTAAAGAGTTTGTCGTGGTTATGGGTACTGTCGTGGCTATTGTAGGTGTAATTGTCCCTATATTTTTAACACTACAAGCGGCTGCAACTGCTTTGGAAATTTCGATTGGTGCAATGATTACAGCTGCTCTCCCAATTATTGGAACAGCTTTAGCGATTGCTGCTGCTGTTGCAGGAGTAATAATCGTTTTGAAATATCTCTGGGAAACTAACGAAGGTTTTCGAGATGTGGTCACGACCGTTTGGAATGCGATTCTTGAGGTTATCAATGCAGTCGTATCAGAGATTTCTAATTTTGTCATGAGTATCTTTGGAACGGTTGTTGCTTGGTGGACGGAGAACCAGGAACTTATCAGAACAAGTGCTGAGACTGTCTGGAATGCAATTTATACGGTCATCAGTACAATACTGGATATACTTGGCCCCTTGCTTCAGGCTGGTTGGGATAACATTCAACTTATCATTACAACAGCTTGGGAAATCATCAAGACCGTTGTTGAGACCGCAATAAACGTTGTCCTTGGTATCATTCAAGCAGTTATGCAGATCATCAATGGTGATTGGTCAGGCGCTTGGGAAACTATTAAGGGGGTATTCTCTACTGTATGGCAAGCTATCCAAAGCATTGTCCAGACCATTTTTTCAGCTATCCAGAGCTACATTTCAAATGTTCTCAATGGTATTTCAGGAACTGTATCAAATATCTGGAACGGCATCAAGGATACTGTCTCAAATGTGTTAAATGGTATATCTGGCACAGTATCAAGTGTTTGGGAAGGTATTAAGAGTACCATTTCAGGAGCTATCAATGGTGCAAAAGATGCTGTATCTTCAGCTATTGAAGCTATCAAGGGATTGTTTAACTTCAGTATCAGCTGGCCACACATCCCACTACCGCACTTTCATGTGAGCGGGTCGGCCAATCCATTAGATTGGTTGAGTCAAGGTGTTCCAAGTATTGGAATTGAATGGTACGCCAAAGGCGGTATCATGACGAAACCAACCATTTTTGGAATGAATGGAAATAACATGATGGTTGGCGGTGAAGCTGGGAATGAAGCAGTGTTACCACTAAATGACAAGACACTTGGTGCTATCGGTCGAGGTATTGCTCAGACTATGGGTGGAACTTCACCGACCATCAATATCACTATCACTGGCAATACCGTCAGAGAAGAAGCTGACATTATTCGGATTGCTGATGAGGTAGCGCAGAGGATTGCTGACGAATTGCAACGTAAGATACAATTGAGAGGAGGGTTTGCATGATAAAGCATAATGAGCTTGTGATTGACGGTGTGAGAACATCGTCTTTTCCTTTTAAGATCATTGTCCATGATTCTCCCTCAATTGCTCTGGGAGAGAGCAAGACAGCTCTTTTGGAGCATGGTGGTATCAGTGGAGCAATTGTTCAGACAAATAAGCATAGGGAACTGGTCAAGAAAACTTATACGATTTACTTGGTTAAACCTACTGAAGAACAGATGAACCAATTTATGAGTCTGTTTATCCGTGAGAAGTTCTGGCTAGAGAGTGAGCGAGTCAAAACAACTCGTCTTTGGTGCTATAAGGTCAATGTGAGCGACCTTGAAGAAGTGCAACCTGGTCTTTATATGACCAAAGCAACCTTCACTTGTCACCCTACCAAATACTTCAAAACCACTGATACACAGAGATTGACAAGAAGTGGGACTTTGACCGTTCAAGGTTCTGCTCTTGCCTTTCCTAAAATCACAATCGTTGGTCAGAGCGCTTCTGAGACTTCGTTTACAATTGCTGGTCAGGTCATTCGTCTTGAAAGGCTTACTGAATCACTTGTGATGGTCAATAATCCTGACAATCCTAGTTTTAAGACAACCACAGGAAAACCAGTGAAATGGTCAGGGGATTTTATCACAGTTGATCCAGCGAAAGTGAAGAATGTTGGGGTTGTTCTAGGTCAAGGTATTCAATCGCTTGAAATCGAGACGGTTTGGGGGTGGGCATAATTGCTTTATCTACTTAATAAAGATGTGAGAACCGTTCGGTGGAACGGAGAGCCACTTCATGAAGCGACTTCGGCGATTGTTAAAGAGACCATGAATGGCGATTTCACCTTAACTGTGAAATATCCTATTTCTGACTCTGGTATTTATCAGCTCATCCAAGAAGATATGTTGATAAAAGCGCCGACTCCTGTTTTGGGAGCCCAGCTATTTCGCATTAAGAAACCTGTTGAACACAATGATCATCTGGAAATCACAGCCTATCACATTTCAGATGATGTGATGCAACGTTCTATCACACCAGTAAGTGTGACTAGTCAGAGCTGTGGCATGGCTCTTTCTCGCATGGTTCAAAACACCAAAACCGCTTTGGGGGATTTTTCATTCAATAGCGATATCCAGGATCGTAGGACCTTCAACACGACTGAAACAGAAACTCTGTACTCTGTATTGCTGGACGGTAAGCACAGCATTGTTGGTACATGGGAAGGCGAGCTGGTGCGTGATAATTTCGCTCTAACAGTTAAGAGAAGCCGTGGGGAGAATCGTGGTGTTGTTATTACAACGCACAAAAATCTGAAGGATTATCAACGCACAAAAAACAGTCAGAATGTTGTTACAAGAATCCATGCCAAATCGACTTTTAAACCTGAAGGCGCTGAAAAAGAAACGACTATCAGAGTTACTGTTGATAGTCCTCTTATCAACTCATACCCTTATATCAATGAAAAAGAGTATGAGAACAACAATGCTAAAACTGTTGAAGAGTTGCAAAAGTGGGCACAGGCTAAGTTTTCAAATGAGGGCATTGACAAGGTCTCTGATGCTGTCAAGATTGAAGCCTATGAACTTGATGGGCAAGTGGTCCATATGGGTGATACGGTCAATCTCAAGAGTTGGAAGCACAATGTCGATGCATTCAAGAAAGCTATTGCTTATGAGTTCGACGCTTTGAAGGAAGAATATATCTCTCTGACTTTTGATGATAAGGCAGGAACTGGTGGTTCTAGAGCTTCTGGTGGGCTATCTAGCGCAGCCAATGCAATTCTTGGAGTGACAGAATCTGCACAAGAAATCGCCCTAGAAAAGGCTCTTCAAAATGCTGACTTAGACTTTGATCATAAGGCTGGATTGCTTAGACAGGAAATTTCTGACGGCATTGAACTTGCCAGAGCAAGATCCGAAGAAGTCAAGAGAGAACTCTCTGACACTATCGACCAGCGGTTTAGCAGTTTTGACAATGGACCACTACAAGAAGCCAAGCGTAAGGCCGAGGAAGCCTTGCGAAACACTGGCGCAAGCAGCTTACTCGCTCAAGAAGCCAAGCGAATTGGGTTGGATTCTGTTGCCAAACTTGAAGAGTTTAAGAGACAGTCTACGAGCGCACAGACGGCTCTGTCGGATGATTTGGATGCCTTGAAACAGACTGTCACAAGTGAGGTCAATCAAGCTTCAGAATATCGCAGAACGACCACAGAGGCCCTTAGTCGCATGACTGGCCAGATGGACGGATTTGCGACTAAATCAGAGGTCAGACAAGATGTAGCTGGTCTGACTGAAACATTTGTCAAGCTTAAAACTGATACGACCAATTTGATTTCTGGAGCCAAAAGCGAAATCACTTTAGCAAAAACAGAATTCAAGAAAACAGCTGATGGATTGTCTGCTAAAATGTCAGCAGTCGAGAGCTATGTTGGTCAAGATGGTCAGCGACAAGAAGCATTGAGAAGATACACTCGAGAAGAGAGTGCACGACAAGCGACAGCAGTCCGTGAGCTGGTCACAAGGGACTATGTTGGGAAAACGACTTATCAAGAGGATGTGAGAGGTCTTGAACGTCGATTTAGTGCGATAAGCACGCAGACGGACAATGATATCGCTACAAAAATCGCTCAATACAAGCAGACGGTTGACGGCCAATTTGCAAGTATTACATCTCAGATTGCTGGTAAAGCTAACCAGACGGATTTCCAACGTGTCAGAGAGACTAGTCAGCTATATGAGAGGATTTTGGGTAATACTGAAAATGGTATTGCTGATAAAGTCGCTCGCATGGCACTTACTAACCAACTATTTCAGGTTGAAGTTAGTAAGTATGCTAACGTTGGCGGTCCGAATATGCTACGAAATTCGAGGGCGGACGACGCTTTGAAACATTGGACTGAGGATAATGGTCGTTTAGGTTTCACAGCGCACGGCTTTTATTTCAATGGGCAAAAGCGCATGTTTGAACTGAGACCAGGCGCAGTCGTTAAAAGCAATCGTTTTCTTGTAAAACGAAATGCAGACTACATTTTGAATATTCTAGGTTTTGATAACAACTCGAAATATTTTAGAGTGTATTTCTGCAAGCGTAAAAAAGATTCAAGTATGAATTTTCAACAAAAACAACTTGTATTTGATGGTAAAACTCGTTGGGTTGATGGTTCCGTCTTCGATAACAGTCGAGCAGTAAAGAAAACGTTCAAATTTAACGTCGGTGACTACGATGACGGCTATTTGCAATTCGAGTATGACCGAAACAATCCAGACAAATGGGGCGGTCTGTTCATGACTGAGCTTGATTTTTACGAAGGCACGACTGACCGTCTCTGGCAACCAGCTCCCGAAGATGCGACTTTAGAGACAGACAAGACGCTTGAAGCAACGCAGACTAAAATGACTCAGCTAGCTGGCTCGTGGGCAATTCAGAACATCAACAGCGCAGGTGATTTGATTTCAGGCCTCAATTTTGGGGCTAATGGCCACAATCGTCTTTCTGGTAAGTTGACTCATATAACTGGCGAGACCTTAATCGAGAGAGCTGTCATCAAATCGGCTATGGTTGATAAGCTGAAAACGGCCAATTTTGAAGCTGGTTCGGTGACTACTGTAGTTTTAGATGCTGAAGCTGTTACTGCGGAAAAAATAAAAGTTGACCAGGCTTTATTTAATAAGCTTGTCGCAAATGAAGCTTATTTGAGTCAGCTTTTTGCGAAGCAAGCATTTATCAACCGTGTTCAGAGTGTTGCGATTGATGCAAGTCAGGTTCGTTCAGGTATTTTAAGCGGTGACCGAATCTACGGTGGAACGATTCGAGGGGCAAATATCTTTGGTGGAACTTTAACAGGCCACACTAAAATCCAACTAGGTTCTTACGGTTCGTTTGATACAGTGAATGGTGGTTTACAGATTAACGTACCACGAGACTATAATGCCAAAGATGGGTTGGGTGTCCAGTTCATTGGTTCTTATGGTCGTGGAGAGAATGTCCCTTATGGCCTCTTCATTTACAAAGACTCGGATTTTACTACTGGTGGTTACGCAAGCAGTAGTGATGACTTCCTATTAACAGTAGAGGGATACATCAAAGCGAACGGAATTGGCTGGTTTAAGACCGGAAAAGGGTCTATCAATGGATCAAGCACAGCAACTATTGGCTATTGGAATTCATCTGTTTCTCTGGATTTTGGTGGTTCAGGAAATGATATATACTATAGCTATAACGGTAAAGCGTACAGTCTGTGGACATGTGTAAATGCGCACTTCTCAGACAGACGTCTGAAGGAAAATATTGTTGAATGTAAGCACAAAGCTCTTGATTATATCCAGCGATTCCAGTTCAAGGAATACGATTGGAAGAAGCAAGAGGATAGATCACGACAAGCACACACTAAGATTGGTTTGATTGCCCAAGAGGTACAAGCAGTGGATCATACGCTTGTTTACGAAAACGGAGACACGCTGAACCTTGACAACCTCAGACTAACAAACATCGCACTCAAAGCTATTCAGGAGCTTGCTCTTGAATATAGAAAACTTACACAAAGATTGGAGAAATTAGAAAATGAACGCAGAACAGCTTAACCAGGCTTTACAAATGACAATTAGTGAAATGTCAACAGCCTCAACAAATTCAATGATTACAAGTAATCTATTGAGCATTCAGTTGAATGAGCAAAGGGCAGAGAATCAAAGACTTCAAGCACGAGTGGATGAGCTGGAAGCTCTGCTTGATGAACAAACTAAACCAGCAGAAGGAGCATAAACATGGCAATCAATGGGTATAATCTATCAACAAAACCGTACTTAAGAATTTCTGGCTCAAACGTTGAGACGGTGGTAGAAATTCAATTATCAGAAGGAAATCGCTACAGCACTAACTCACGATCGTTCCCTGGAGACCGTACAAACGAAACAGAAGACGTTTTGATTCAAGATGTGCTGGATATCCTAAAAGCTGAGCTAGATCCAGGAAGCGCCATTGTCAAAACACAGGCGCAGCTTGAACAGGCCAATCAGAAGATTGCGCAAAACGAGAGTGAACAGAACAAGCTTGCAGCTCTTATTAAGCAGACTGAAGAGAATTCGAAGGTGAATCAGAAGGTCATTCATGTTCTTGTCTTGAACTCTGTCATGAGCAAGAATATCGAGTACGGCACGACTTATAAAGAATTGGTTGAGTTGATTCCACTCGCTGAAGTTGGTAAGACCTACTTACCACATGACCTGATTACCATTGAAGCGCCTGAACACGTAGAGGTCAATGGCGAAGGCAAGCGCATCCTAGTGCAGCTTAACAAAGAATTTACTTACAATGGTGAGCCTGTCAGCGCGTTTACTACTAATGGCTCTCTCGAGCAAAATGGAACGGGTGTAGCTTGGAAATTTGAAGGGAAAGAGTAGGAGGTGTATATGCCAGGATATGAACGATTTCTTGTACAGATTTTCATCACCCTTATCCCTGTGATTGGTCTTTATTTTTCGATGAAAGATAAGGCTACCAAGCAGGAAAATCGTTTAACGATTTTAGAGAAAGACATCGAGAATTTAAATGAATTCAAAAAATCGGCCAACAAACGACTCGATAACCACGATGAACAAAATAAGGCTATTTTGGTTCTAGCTGAGCAAGTCAAATCGCTTGGTGAGGACGTAAGAGAGCTTAAAAATTTGATTCAAAACAAACAATAAAAAAGGAGAAATAACATGATCAATTGGAAGCTAAGACTACAAAACAAAGCAACACTCATTGCCCTTCTTGGAGCAATCTTCCTTATGGCTCAGCAGTTCGGGCTTGAAATCCCAAAGAATATCCAAGACGGTGTGAACACGTTTGTTTACATCCTTGTACTTATTGGTGTTGTCAACGACCCGACAACTGCAGGAATTTCTGATAGTAAACGAGCATTGGAATACTCAGAACCAAATGGAGACTAGGAGGGAATAATGAAGAAAAATGACTTATTCATTGATGTATCTAGCCACAATGGATACGATATTACAGGTATTCTGGCTGATATGGGCACACAAAATACAATCATAAAGGTTTCAGAGAGTACAAACTACCTAAACCCTTGTCTGCCTGCTCAAGTTGAGCAATCCAATCCTGTTGGATTCTATCATTTTGCTTGGTTTGGTGGAGACGTAGCAGAAGCAGAGCGAGAAGCACGCTACTTCCTTGACAATGTCCCTCAAAAAGTAAAATACTTGTGTCTTGACTACGAGGATCACGCTAGCGGAGATAAACAATCAAATACAGATGCTTGTATTCGCTTCATGG